GTCTTTATGAAGGTCTACACCGCGACCTATATAACAATATTAGACAGGAAATTCAAGTCCTAAGTAGATGAAATAAAAATCACCATAAGAAGCATCATTAGGATAACCGAAAGGGTTAATAGTCGTAACTAGGAATGAGGCTGGGAGCGTGTTGTCAATAACACGAAGCATGATAGTACACTGCATATTGGTGTCAGTCAACACGGATGGTGGGACTGAACTAGATGCATTGACATAATTAGTCAACACATTACCTGCAATAGTAGAAAAGGGTAAACGGGCTATGTCATTGATGAGAGAACAATTGACAAAATTCGAAAAACACGGTGATGTGTCAGGTGGGGCTGACGAAGCAGCTCCATTCCACCGCAACACAGCCATGTAATAACCTTGTGTGCCTGCATCCAAATTAATGGCACTACCAGAAATTGTCAAAGGCAAAGAATTGCTAACGACAGTTCGAGTATTGCCAAGCAGGCCTAATGTTGAACCAAAGCCGGCCTGGACATTCTGCATATTGAGGCGCAAATACTGGGCCTCATGTAGAGTCTGTTCCAAGACGGGTTTATAGAACACAATGTCATAAGATATCCAAAGCTCACCAATGACCTCCCCATCAGTTTGCATACCTTGAGTTGCAAGCTGAAAGGTGCCCAAGTCATAAAGACGTGAGTCACCGGGGATGGCCAGACCAGTGGGCAAACGGACATACAGCGGGTCGGTTGGTGTCTGCGAACGTTCACATTCAACAGGATGGAGAATACACATAGATGGTTTATTTGAAACGACGAACTGTGTGTTTTCCATTTGTTGCTTGTTGACGAAACGAGCGGCGAGAGCATTATACTCTGTAGCCAAAACCACTGCCCCAAGAGAGGCGGTGGTTGCAGACGCTACGACAGCATCGCTATACAACGATTTGTATTCAAAAACAATTCCCATAGGCTTCCATTGCTCAAAAAGCTGAGCCATGGTACTAAGCCAAGGGAAGAGTCCTTCATTAGCGGGATTAATTCGAAAAGACCTATTTAAAAAAGCTTTACTACTAAGTATATCAGCAATATACTCACGGTGGCGGACGCGGGTGCCTCCTTGAACGTTGCCGAAGGATGGAATCTGATCCATTGAATCCGGGTGAATAAGGGAATTGCCATTAACATGGTAATCACCAACTCCGGTAATCTTCGACAAAAAAGCACCGGCCCCTCTACCAATGAGTAACCCAGCTAAACCTCCGGCTGGTCCAAACGTTGAACCAGCCAAACCACCAAGCCCAGCTCCAATATTAGACAAAAGCCCAGATGACCGTTGTTGACGGACTGGGCGTTTGCGTGGAACTGCACGTTTTTGTGGTTGTTGTTGTTTAACCTTTCGCTGTTGTTTCTGTTTCTTGTCTGGCATTCGTTTATGCCTAACTCCCTACGGGCAGGGTCGTTACTCCCTGGCATTCTAGCTGGTACCCTAAACACCACTTTACGAAGCAATCATGCTGGTGAAAACAGGGTGCGTCCAAAAACATGCCGTATCACAACGCAACAACATAACGGACAAAAAGTCTTCTAATTGCTGCAATTGCGCATGGGTAATACCATATTTTGAACACACCCAGTCCTCTACCCCAACAAGATTGGATAATGAAGTCCTTTGGTGCGCCGCCCATTGTTTCTTAAACTGACACGAAGATAGTCTCAAACCCACATAATGTGCGTAAAAAACGCGCAAAACTGGAACTTGTTGAAGGATAGACATTCCAAGCAAGTTCTCTCTGATATAACTCCTCTCTAGCCCTGGTTTAATAAAAGATACAGTGAAACCAAGTTTGGCCACCATCTTAACAATATCAGGAACTAGAACACAACTATCAGCAGTAGGCATGAACCATGAAGAACAATACGAGGGGTTGCGAACAAGCTTAGCCTTAGCTACCAACCCCAAATCTGAACAAACAGCTTCAACACATCGCAAAACAAGATTAGTATCTCCTTTAAAAGCTAACACCATGTCATCGCCAAGACAGATCAATCTGTAGTCAGCCACACCAGCCCTACTCATGGCTTCCATGTGGACAACGGCGTTTATGACGGTGTTTCCAATGCTAGTATTTTGGTCCCCACTCTTTCGAGTATAAGCAACACGGTACTTATAAAAAGAACCAAAACCTTCAGTTTTGGACTGCGCCTCCAAAGCATTCAACACAGGTTGGGTTGGATTAAAGGATCTATAAAACATAAGCTCCAATTCATGCGCCCCCTTCCCTTGTGTGGAATCATACTCAGAAAAATCGTTCTCAAGGAAACTATAACCGGCCTGGCTACAATCATAGAACCACTGTCCCACAACATCGACGGTGCTCCCAGAAGTGTAGCCAACGACCGGCCAATCCCTCCCGCATTTAATAAATGCCTTCGACAACGATTTACTTATGTCAGAGATGAATGGCCCAAGGATCGCATTAACATTAGGATCCAACAAGCCTTGTATACCTCTCGGCCTTTTATAAGCTATAGACTTGTCCCAAGTTGGGACCAAAATTTCTTTTTTAATAAAGAAATTACGCCTATGATGCTTTGATGAAAGCCTCAAGTGATCATCATTTTTTGACATATTCTTTGTATAAGCTAATCTTTTCGCTGGTTCCTGGTCCTGCAGCCAACCTGCCACAGGACGCTGATTGTAATACGGCAAAGCCAGCTGAACAATGGTATCAACATGACTAAAAGCCATGTTTTCCCATGCATTCAAATTAGCTGGCGTCTCCGAATGTTCCTTCATGTGTCTATCAACCAGAGAAACGTACTCATTGCCACGCGTATTAGCATGGCAAGCAGGAAGGATATTGATGCAGGCCGGTCCGAGATGTCGGAACTGATATGGCCTTGCACGCTCCCCTTCGATAGAAGTGATGCGACAACCCTTAGGTATCTTACCTGGTTGTAACTCGCATTCAATACCTTTATGTACGTAAGAATCCTCCTCTGGCACATACACCCTCGCCATTTCAAGTTGGTAATTCACAGTACCAAACTGAACATTGGTGATAAACGAATCAGTGCACTCCTGCACTGCAACCTCTAACCCGGCAGGTCGCCTGGCTGGAACAATAGGATAAACCTCTTTTTCCTCCACAACTGTGGAAACAGGTTGATTGAGCAAATATTCACTACCACCTAATGAATCATAGGGTGTTTTGCTCTCGTGTATAGGTGTATAGTCAGCAATGTCACTAATGGCATCGTCATGATTGATGTCCTCATTAGTGACCCCCAACAACAGGTCTGGTGAATCAGTGATTGCACACGCCACATCGACTACAGTTTGTTTGAAAAACCATAAAGGGACTTGGATGACAGGTGCGTCTGACGCCGTCTTCAACGTTCCAAAAACCCACTTGGCACACCAACGTAATTTGGTATGCCAAGGTATGTTATTCCAATTCCTCCAAACATTATAGTCTGCCAAGATACTGGCATTACTACTAAGGAGGACACATGAGTCTTGTTCAGCATTAACATTTAAAAAAGCCAAAGTCGCAGCGATACGAACGCTTTCTGCTTTGTCATTAAAATGTCTTGACATTTGTGATGCCTTAAGCTTTGTGCAAGCCACCAATTCTTGGTATGTCTTTTCAGTTCTGTCTAAACCTAATATGGCATACTTTGCGCTCTTATAGAGCTCATCGTCATAGTACTCACTGTTGTGTAACTTGTCTAAGTCCACAGTGCCTG